TTCTCACATTCGTTCGGTCCTTACGGATTTCTGGATTGGGACGGCGGGTCATTGGAAACGCTGCCCACGCTGCCGGCGGGTTATACGATCTGGAATGCAAACGATGAAGCACAGTACGGATTTTGGCTGACGGGGGATACGCTCGCCAGTGACAATCAGCACGCAGGCATTCAAATTGCCTACGGATCGAATGCCGCCACGGCGTGGCGGTCTATCCGATCCAATACATTCTATAGCGCATCCTCTAGCGTTACTAAAATTACGCTACAGGCAACGTGCCTCGGGCTGATCGATGGACAGCACACAGTCATTCTGGGTTTGGCGACAGCATCGGCTCCGTTGACCACCTATTGCGGCGGCGATGTTGGTAACCAGGGTATTGGCTTTCAGGTTTTCCAATCTTCCCAGATTATTCAATATATGGGAGGGAACACGATACAGACGCTCGGCGCTTGGAGCGTCGGGCCGTATCTCCAATTCGCGTTTGATTTCGTTGCACAATTGTTGTGGGTCCAGGGAAACGCAACCTATCTTTGGAACAATTCTGCAACGGCTAATCCGGCGCTTGGTATTGGCGGCATATCGTTCGCCGCACTCGGTAACGGCCCGTTCTACATGATGCTGTCAATGTATGCTCCGCAGTCCGCATACGCGGAGTGTGGCATGCGGTTCGCGCTGTCCGATTACCCTGGATTGGTTCCGGTCGGCTATACACCGTGGGACACGTATGTTCCGGGTTCGCCGCCTCCGCCCGCCGGCACCGGATTTCCAATCGTTATTAATCCGCCGATTTGGGCACCATCGATGCCGTGCTTTGAATTACCGTGCGGTGCGCAGGGTTACTACAGACAGATTGGCTACTGACGCAGGCACCGAAACAGAAGAAGGAAATTGTTACATGGCAACAAGCTCACAAGGATCGTTGGCCGCTAGTCCGGTCGCATCGTCCATTATTCCGCCGGGCAAGGAAGGCCCACGAGCTGTCGCGGTCACGGTGGATTTCACCGGGGGGTCCAGTTTCGTGCTCAATCTGGAAATTCTGCAAACACGCAACGTTCTGTCAATGATCCAGGGGTTGTTCTATGACAACAGCACGAATACCAGCAACGTCGCGATACTGTGTGGTATCACCGGTCAGACAATCTATGTTCCCAGTTTCGCCCAAGCCTATCTTCCGTTGCTGCTGCCAAATCCGCCGACGCTGACATTCACAAGCGCAGGATCGTTCGTTACGTATTGCCAATTGCTGAACATGCCGATGCCCGCATGTGTGTGGAAAGTTGCATAAGGATAGTGCCATGATGGGAATGAATTTGTTGATGCAACAAATGCTAGGCATCAATCCAGAGGATATACAAAAGGCCGTCAACGAGTTCATGACGAAAATTCAGGACGGTTTGACAACGCTCACTGAAAAACAGGCTGAGATTGATAGATCGTTGGCATTGATCGAACGACAGAATGAAATGCTGATCGAAATGATGCAGACGATGACGTTGACCGTGAACGACCGTTCGAGCGATCATTTCAAGGTTCCACGCAATCTGCCGATGATCGCATTCGACGCGGATCAAGTGTTTCCGGCTCATCCTGCCGCAGTTTCTGCCAATCGACCGGCATACGTGCGCGAGCAATGATGTTCCTGACCGGGATGCATCACCCGAGCGATGCTGCGAAAGTCCCGGCGGCATTTGTGTCGGTGCATGCTGTCGCTAAGAGAAAGTCTGGCTTCCCAGCTAGGCGCTGCGTTCTGGATAGTGGGGCGTTTACAACGATCATGAAACACGGCGGATACCCGGACCCAGTCTCAAACTACGCGGCCCAAATCCGCAAGGTGAAAGGCTGGCTTGGCGCGCGGCTACTTGGTGCTGTCTCTCAGGATTATATGTGTGAGCCTCATATGCTGGCTAAGACTGGTTTAACAATTGCTGAACACCAGCGCTTGACTATCGAACGCTATGACGCGCTGCTGGAGTGCGATGTCGCGGGAACTCGGATTATTCCGGTGCTACAGGGATACAACCCGTCCGATTATGCGGCCCACGTGATGGCTTACGGCAAGCGCTTGGCTCACCGCGCATGGGTAGGTGTCGGCAGTATTTGCAAGCGGAACAGCAATCCACACGCCATCGCAGCGGTCCTGCTGGCGATAAAGCGGGTGCGGCCAGACCTTCGTTTGCACGGCTTTGGTGTCAAGATTACCGCGCTCAGCCTACATCTCGTGAGGGACCTTCTGTTTAGCGCCGACAGCATGGCCTGGAGCTTCGCGGCGAGGATGGAGGGCCGGAACGGGAATGACCCCGCCGAGGCCGTCAGGTATAGTAAGCGCGTGGCCACGATGTCCGTTTGACCTACTCAGAGACCATCAACCCGATATGCCGGATAACCCGTTTCCGAAGGGACAACTGTTAAATGGATGAAACAAATGAACCTGCCGCGGATGCGGCCGAAGCGGAAGAAATATCGGCATCTGCCGCTCAGATTGCTGTTTTGGCCGCTGAGCAAGCAATTGCGCTACAGGAACAGCAGACCGCCGAGGCGTTGGCGGATGCGGCGATCGTAATCGAGGAAAACAAATCATCGGAGCGGGATCAATGGCAGGCGATAGAGACACTGAGGGCGGAACAATCGGCGGCGCGGGAAGCGATGACGACTTCGTTCCAAAGTCTTTCAGAACAACTGAGATTGATGCAGGAAAATTTGGCTTCCGCGTCGAGAATCCAGGAACAGGAAAGCCTGGAACCGCAGACACCGGAAAAACTGGAACAACCGAAAACGGACCTAAAAGAGGCCGCCCGAAGAAAAGCACGGTTTCAGCGCCTGTAAACGTTAAGGGTCTTGAAGCAATGCTGCTATCGTTTCACACGATGGCAGCCATGGCGTTCAAATGTCCAGAGATGGCTTTGGAAGCGCAGGAAGCGCAGACGCTGGCGCTCGCTGGAGCGAACGTGGCGAAATACTATCCGACGGTTGTCGATGAACGCCAAATCGCGTGGGCGAATTTGATTATCGTTTTGATTGGCGTATACGGCACGCGGTTCGCGGCGGTCGGAATTAGAAGGAAGCGAGAGAAAACGCGCAACGCATCGGCGCCGATCAATAACATCATTACAATGCCTAACGCATCGTAATGCGCCTTCCCGATCTCACACAACGAATTGCCATTGTTGGCCGGACTGGTTCAGGTAAGACACAAGCGGGGGTGTGGCATCTGTCGCAGAAAGATTTCAATCGTCACAAATGGCTGATTTTTGATTTCAAGAACGACGAATTGATCAATTCGATTGAAGGCGTAAACGAATTGTCAGTTGGAGAAGCACCTAAGCGGAGTGGGCTGTATATCACACATCCCACGCCAAAGGATGAAGACGACGTTGAAAAGGCGATGTGGAAAATCTGGGAGAACGAAAACACCGGTGTTTTTGTCGATGAAGGATACATGATCGGAAATCGTTCTCCTGCCATGAATGCGTTGCTGACGCAGGGTCGCAGTAAACGCATTCCTATGATTGTATTATCACAACGTCCAGCGTGGATGTCTCGTTTCGTTTTCAGCGAAGCGGATTTCTATCAAGTTTTCGGCCTCGCGGATGAGGAAGATCACAAGCGAGTGCGGCAGTTCATTCCGAATTATAAACGCGGCATTCAATTACCTCGATATCACAGCATCTATCACGACGTGTCCGAATACGACACCGTTCTGTTGACACCGGTTCCGGAGCGCGATGCGATCCTTGATGCGTTCTCGGAAAAACTTCGGCGCCAACGCAGGATTATTTGACTGGGGGGACTTGACGCTGCTAGAGTGAGCTGCACCGACCGTTCCCGTGAGGATTGATAACCAATGGAAACGACTATCAGTTGGAACGCCACCAACATGGTCACGATTTGGCTCATGGCCGCAATTGGCTTTGCCGTCATAGGCTTTGCGGCCCAAGCTTACAAAAAGAGCAAGGTCGGATGACATGGATTGGTTGCCGCTGAATTTTGCGATCCTGCGCAATCCGGTCAATTGGCTTACAGTCTGGACACTGTTGCTATTAGCGGGATTGTTGCTTGATCGCATTCTTGAGTATCACACCGGTCAGCCTGCTCCAATCAATTCGTAATCACATCAATCCATAGCGGGAACGCGAAATGTCTCAGTCACAGCAGATGACGCCCTTTCAGCAAAACCAATACGCGAATGCGCTTATCAAAGCGCAGTCGTTGGAAATGCTGCAACAGATTTCGTCCGGAACGATTTCGACACCGGTAGCGGGATCGAACGTGTTGAACATTTCGCCGCGCAACGTCGGATTGATGCGCGGGTTTTACATCGAAATGTCGGGCACAATTACGAATTCGAGCACATCGACCGCGCTGACGCGAACCAATCTCGGACCTTACAATATGCTCTCCGGGATAACGTTCAACGATCTGAACAACAACGTTAGGCACAATACAACAGGCTGGCATCTTGGATTGCTCGATACGATCCGTAAAGGTTATCCGTATCCCTCGGGTTACACCAATTCGTCGCCTGTCAATTTTGGGAATAACTGGACGAACATCGTCCAGGCGGCATCGTCAATCGCGGCCTCGGGAAGCACCGTTGTCAAAAACACGTTTTACCTGCCGCTTTCCTATTCCAAGGATGATTTGCGCGGCAGCATCTACATGGGCGTGGTGAATGCCACCGCTAATTTGCAATTGACGGTCAATCCAACTCCGGTCATCGCCAGCGGCGACGCCACGCTCGCGATGTATTCCGGTGCGACCGGAACGCTCACCGGATTGTCCTATACGATCTATCAGGACTACATCGATCAGTTACCGACAGGCAGCAATGGTGCGCCTGTGCTGCCGCTGACCGATCTATCAACCGTGTATGAACTGCGCACGACTGCCAATTCCGCGATCAACGTTTCGCAGGACTATCCGGTTGCGTATCCAAATTTCCGGCAGTTCCTTTCGACCATGACAATATTCGACAACGGTGGCACGCTGAATAGCGGATCCGATGTCAATTACTGGTCACTACAAAGCGCCAACTTCACGAACATCTGGAAACTTGATCCGTATCTCGCGGCGCTTCTGGTTCGCGACATTATTTATACGGATTTCCCTCCGGGATGTTACTACTTCGACCACAGACGTAAACCGCTCGCAACGAATCAATTTGGGAATTTGAACCTAATTCTGAATGCCAGCACGATCAACACCGGTGCCCAGCTCCTCATGGGTTTCGAGGATTTCGCGCTCATTAACAATGTTCAGGGCGCAGGAAGCTTCCCGGGCGTTTAATTCTGGCATGGAGAATTAGACAATGGGAAACGGACTGGTTTCTCGCGTGATGGCGTGGTTGAAACAGCCATTCACGACGAATATGGATGTGGCGCAGTGGGGAATATTTGTCCTGTTTCTCATGTGCGTCTGCATCTTTTGGACGCGAGTTTTGCGCGACGTGGGAGTGGATTGAAATGAAGACGTGGCATATCGGATTGATTGTCATCATCGTGATTGCGTATCTTGTTGGCGTCAAGTTCCCGTCAATCGGGCAAAAGGCGCTTGGCACTGTCGGCTTGTCCTAATGTCACAAACCGGTATAACCTTTGGAACGATCATAATCGGCTTCTTTGTTTATGTGACTTCCAAAGGTGAACTCGGAAAATATTTGGCGGTATTCGGATTGTGAACAATGCCATTCATCGTTTTGTTCTGCGGTGTTGTTCTGATACTGACAGGATTGCGCGGCACGACCGGCCAGCTTGGCACGCTTCTCAAAGGCGATCTCGCGACTAAAAACGGATTTGGCACGTGGTTACTGGCGTTCTTTTTGGTGGGCGCAATAGGTTTTGTGCCAAGGCTCAAACTGCTATCGAATGCGCTACAAACCTTGCTGATTGTGGTTATCCTGCTCTCGAACAAAGGATTTTTCGCCGCGTTGCAACAAGCCGTGCAGTCGAGCGGAACCGGAACCGCGATCGCCACGAACACTGCCACGTCACTGTTGCCTCAGACGACCGGTACCGCCACGCCGTCCGGCAATTCCCTGGTTCTCCCAAACGTAAGTTTGCCGACGTTGCCGTTTCAGCCCACCGCGCCAAATAGTGGCACAACGATCCTGCCAGTAGGATAAACCATGAGCAGCCTCGTTAATTCAATCGTTGTGATCCTGACCGCAGTTGTCGGATTGGCAACCTTGTCCGTGGTCCTGTCGAAAAACGCGCAGACAACGCAGGTAATCCAGGCCGGTGGCAATGCGTTCTCCGCCATCCTGAACGCTGCGGTGCAGCCCGTGACAGGAAACGGCCTCAATCTGTCGTCGTTCAACAGCAATGCCTCAACCGTTCTCAATACTGCCAATTACGTTGGCGGATTTATGTAACTCACGGAGAAACGACTATGCGTGGTGAAATTGTAAATGCTCTGTTGAGTGTGGTGACGGCGCTGATCGGATTGGCCGCGTTGAGCGTGTTCCTGTCCAAGAACGCCAACACGACGGCAGTTATCAGTAGCGGGTCATCGGCCGTCAATTCCGGAATTGGCGCTGCAATCGCGCCTATTACCGGGAGTAATTTCAGTTTTGGCAACGGAATGAGCCTTACAAACTACTAGGACCAATCCCGTGGCGAACAAAATCGTAACGGCGTTCAGTTACGTCAAATCGCGGTTTGTCAATATTGGCGTCGGAACCGGAAACAGTGTTTTCATTCCGAACCATACGCTACCGCGCCAGACGCTTCGGGCTCAGGGTAAGCCTATCCTGACATGGGTGCGGGCTATCGGACAGCCGCAGGTCTATTACGGTTTGTCGCTTGCGAATGTGCCAGCGCAAGGACCGGGCGTTCCGACCGGATCGGTTGATTTTACGCCGTTGCAACAGTCTCTCGCCGTGCCCCTCGGTAATCAGATCGTTCCGGGCGGCAGGCTTTCGACAACACCGGAATTTTGATCCATGTCCGCAATTGAGTGGATTAAGAAGCATGAGATACCAATCGCGCTTGGTGTCATTGGCGTTGGTGCGGCGTATCTCATTATCTCTCGTTTGGGGGGCTCGACAGCAGTCGCGTCAGGAGGCGCCGACCCGAACGTCCTGGCTTACGATGCGCAGGCGAACCAATTGTCCGCGCAGGAAGCGGCGCAACAGGCGAACCTTGCCGCGCAGACCCAGGCGGCGCAGGACCAGATAAACGGTCAATTGAGCATCGCCCAACTGTCATCGACCGATACGCTGGCACAAATTCAGGCGAACGCCACCAACAACGCACAATCAGAAGCTGTCGCGGCTTATGCCGCGATGTTGAATGCTGGCGTTTCAAACCAACAAACCGCGGCACAAGTAGCAATCTCCAACGAAGCCCAATATACGCAACAGGACAGCATTGCCGCCCAAGAGGCTTTGGGCGTTTACAATCTACAAGTTCAACAGAATATCAACGGACAGAACAATGCCGCTGCTACCAATCAGGATTTGATTAACCAAGCTTCGGCGTATGGCATCTCGCAATTGGCAGCAAACGAAAACATTGCGATTGCCGCCGGAAACAATCTGACGCAAGGTTCAATCGCGGCCTCCAACAATCAAACGGAGGAAGCGATTGCGGCGGGTGTCAATTCGGCTCAATATGGCATTGCCAATTTGAATGCCGCGACAGCGATCGCCACGAACGGACAGAACGCGGCGACAGCGCAGTATCTTGGCAATCTGAATGCTGGAACGCAACAGTATCTCGCCAACGTGGCCGGGCAGGTTTCCATGGGTCAGACACAGGGAAACGTTTCGATCGCGCAAATAAATGCGAATGCGCTCCAAGGCATCGCTAAAACGCAGAGTAACACGTCCACCACGAATAGTGCTTTAGGCGCGATCGGCGGCATAGCCTCTTTGGCGGCCGCATTCCTATGAGGACGATCTGTCATGGACACTAAGGAACGCGACGCGCTGTATATCGGTGGCGGATTGATAGGCGTGCTAGGTGTCCTATGGTTCGTCCACAATCAGTCGCGCGCTAATTACGCTAACGTAACCTCGCCCGCCGCGCCCGCCGTGCTTGGAAACGTGACCACCGGTGGGCCTTTCACCACCAATAACGGCCAGCCGATCCTTTCAGCGGCGAACGGCGGGAGCGGAACGTCCGACGTGCAGTTTCCCGTGCTGCCCGGATTGAGCGCCAATTTCCCAAACGTTCCAAATGCATGGATACCTCAAGCCAGAGTGCCAGGCACCGGCATTACAATCGGTCCGAATACGTCAAACAACGCGGCGCCCGATTTGAATTTTGGTGGGTCGACATTCAATATCGGCTCGGGCAACACAAGCGGCGGCCCAGGAGATTGCGCATGCGCGGCGCCGTGCGGCTGTTCGGCTGGCGATCCAACCCAATCTTTGATGTCGTTCGCGGCGCAGTTACAGGCGATGATGCCCGCACTCGGACCGCAGTCGCCCTATGCCGCCAATCTGGCGTCAGCCTACGTGCTCGCCGCAACCTGAACGGAGATTTCCAATGGCAGATACTGGTATTGTTTCCGCGCCTAGTGGATTACCGACGGGCGGGTTTCATCAACCGGCCTACCATACGAATTTGTATGGGACTGTCATCCATCCGCTACAAAATCCAAACCCGAACCATGTTCCGGTTATATTTTCGCAACAATTCGTGCAATCGGCTCCAATATCGCGCGCAACAAAAGTCTCTCGTGTGATTGCGCCGCTGACGCATCCTGTTGCCGGATTGGCACCTTTCTAAGCCGATGTCTGGATCGCAGTCACCGTTTGCCAATCTGCCGTTTGTCAGTTACGGGCCGACAACTGGCCTTGTTACGGCAACGGCAACGAACGCCATTCCCATGTCCATCCCGCAGACGGATGCTCTGGGACAGCCGATCTATAATGCCACATCGGCAAACGCCACGTTGATGTCTACATTCAACAAGGCCGCCGGTAGCGTTTTGGCATTGCAACAGTCGGTGGGGATAGGTCCGAAACCTACGGTCCCCAGTGCATCGTCCGCCAGCGCGCCAGCGTTCGCTCCAACCACCTACACCGGAACACTTGGTGCCACTCCCTTCGCGACGGCCACCGCGAATATTCCGAACACCGGAACAGTCGCTAATGGACCGACACAAACCGCTTCCAGCGACCCTTCCGGTTCGACCGGTTCGACCGTGCAGCCTCCTGCCGCGTCGTCTGGAACAAACAACACAACGAATACCACAATCGCCGATACCGGTTATTATTCGCCATATGGCGCATTTCCGAATGAGCCTGTCAGTAGCGGTGGCATTGATCCTTACCAGTTGGCGTCGATAGGAGCCGGACCGACAATCGACAGCACCGGAACGACTTCCGGTGGAGGATTGTGGGCAGAATTTGTGTCGTGGATTGAGAGTATCCTGTAAATGGCGACGCTCGTCCAAGAGCAGCAATTTGTTTCCACTTACTATCCGGCTGCTTTGGCAGCTTCCCAACAAACTGGCATTTCTCCTTCAATCATACTCGCGCAGGCGGCGCAGGAAACCGGGTGGGGCACGTCATCGGCCGCACTTAATCAAAACAACTTTTTCGGTATTTCGCCCGGTGGCAATCTCGCGACCTACAGTTCACCTCAAGAGGGTTTCAATGCATACGCTAACCTTCTCAATACCCCGAACTACAGTTCTAAACTCAGTGGGGTTAATCTCAGCGATCCTGGTAGCGTGGTTGGCGCTCTTGTGGCTGGACAATACAACACGGCTGATCCTAATTACACGAGCGCAGTTACTCAGATCACTGGAACAGTCCAACAAATCCTTGGCAATCTTGGTCTACCAAATGGAAACAATGGCGGAAACCCTTTCGCAACAAGCTCGGGCGGAATAGGGACAACCGAAGCGACGCCTGGATTGTCAACACCAACGAACGACCCCGGCGCGTCCGATCCTGTTCAACCTAATTCGGGCGGCGTTCTGGGGTGGCTGGAAACGCATGTCCTGTCATTTATCGTTGTCATCGTCGGCATGATCCTTGTTGGGGGCTCGTTGTTTCTGTTTGGCACGGATGCACTGAAACCGCCTTCATTATCTAAGAAAGTCATTTAGGAACGTTGCAGATGACACCTAACCAAATTGCGCAATGCAAACTCGACGAAGGCTTGATGCTACAGGTTTACGACGATGCGAATGGCGCATTGATCGTTCCGGGCTATCGCCTTATCGGTCATCCGACTATCGGTTACGGACGCGCATTGGACACCTCCGAGGGTATAACTTACAGTGAAGCGGACTTACTATTCAGCAATGATCTCCTGAATGTGCAACGTCTATCCTCGACTTACTCTTGGATCATTGACCTTGATCCCGTGCGACGCGGTGTGATCGAGGTTATGATTTTCAATATCGGTTTGCGCGGTGTCATGGAATTTGAAAACATGATAGCATCGATCAGACGGAAAGATTGGAACGGTGCGCGCGTCGCCATGCTTGATAGTAAGTGGGCGTTGGAAGTGCACGAACGGGCAAACCGTTTGGCAAACCAAATTGTAACTGGCGAGGATGTCGCGCCAATATGACGGAAAACGGAACAAACGGGGCTAACGGCAACGGAAAGAAATCGCCGGTTCTGTCGCCGCGCAACGCCCTCGGCTCGCCGGGATCGTCACTCGCAGGTGCCTCAGCAATCCTCGCGACCCTTGGACATACCGTCGCATCAAACGAATGGCCTACGACACCTTCACAGTGGGCGACCCTCGTGGTAGGATTGATCGCGGGATTTCTCGCGATACTGGCAAAGGGAAATACAGATGCCTGAAATTATTGATGAAGCGGTAACGATTGGTTCCGTTCTCGCCAAAATGGTGGCGTTGATCGCAAAGGTGCGAGATGAAGTGCTGAACGACTACACTCATCTCGCACCCGAGATTTCGACGGATATCGCGGTGCTTCATTCGGACATTGGAACTCTTGTGGCCGATGGTGAGAATGCGGTATCTGGCGTGTCTGGAAAGACAACGGTGAGTGGGGCGCCTACTGTCATCGCGTCCGCGCCGTTTGGCGATTTTGACAATGTGGCAAAGCCAACACCCCCCGCCGCGTTCAAAAACTAGCCGATTTGCTCGACGCGCACGGCCACAATGTTCACCAAACCTTGTGGTCGATTTGCGCGCTCATAATTGAGCGACGCAAGTAGCTGTTCAACGGCATGGCCGGGGGTAGGCATGGATACCTGTTCAAAAATGCCGAATGGTGCCTGAACCGTTACGCGCAATTGGTAGGTCACGTTCGCCTGATACGTAACCGGTCGCGGGAACTCGGAAATATCAGTTACCGCTTCGGTGCCCCCGGAGACAGGTTTTGCATCGCCTAGTTTTGGAATGCGGAATTTAATCTTCCCGTGCTCTCGAACCTGATACGCGGGATCATGACGCACCGCGTCGTTGATCAAGTCATCCAGATGCGGACCGAATGCTAAATCTGGCATTTTAAACTCCTGTTATGGATTGACGCGGTTTGAAACCGCTTGTAAAGTGTAGTCGCGATCGATCGTGATCGCAAGTGTATAAGGATTTAGACACCGTGGCGAAGAAAGTGACGGAAACGAGCGCGGAGAACACGAGTGCGGCGAACACGATTACAGGAATGGCCACGATCAAGACCGAGGAAACCGTGACGGAAACAGCGGACGCGGCTGACAACGATGATACGCCGCGTCGGCTCAAACGAACCTTCACCATGCGGACACTCGGCGGACAAGCGGAAGCACGGAAATGCCTCTCTATGGGGCCTAAAACAGCGGACGGGGAACACGTCGGAGCATATCACTACATGGGTCGCGTGTATGGACGGGTGTTCAAAGCCGAAATGAAAAACGGTATGCTTCCGAATGGTGAACCTGCCGCTAGCATCGTGATCGAGGGGATGTTCAACGTTGAGAAAAACGACGGAACAATGATTACCGGGATGACCGTCGCGTTTATCCCCAGCGTGTTTTCGGAGATTGTCTATCGCGAATATCAGAGCGCGAACGACAAGAGCGCATTCTCGTTGGATTTTGCGATCGAAATCGGCAGCATGCCGTCGGGAAAGTCAATACCCTTCCAGTATGAAATAACGACGTTGATCAATCCTGCGCGTGCGGAAGATCCGATCCGGGCGATTATGGATCGCGCGAAACGAAACTTGGTGAAAATGGAACAGACGAAGTTGCAGA